GTCAGGTCAAGAAAAAGAAAAAGAAAGCAGCTAAGAAAAAGGTAACAAAAGGTAGAAAAAAGAAAAGAGTAATTACCAGTAAAGTTAAAGGTAATGATTTAGTAGCAATGATTTATGATTAAGGAGGGATAAAATGGCAGGAATGACAAGAGTAGGGCTTTCTCCAGCAGAAATGGCTAGGACTGATGTTATGTCTGAAGCTAGGCGTAGAAGGTATGTAAAAGGTGGTGGTAAAATCGGTAAGAAGAAAGGTGGTATGATTAAGCGTAAACATGGTGGTCAGGCTTATGTAGCAGCACAATATGCCCCAAAAGTTTAACGACTATACCAAGATAAATTATAATCTTCCCAGACCTAATAAGGAAGACTATAAAACTTTTGCAACTTATTGGAATGCTATGCTTAATCAGCGAGATGGTTACTTATATCTAAAATTTAAAGATACTTATGGTAGTAAGCTTTAAAGGAGAACATGATGCCTAAGTTAGATAAAAAACATTACCCATATACTAAAGCTGGCTATGAAGCTCATGCTAAAGCACTTGCTATGAAAAAGAAAAAGAAGAAGAAGAAGAAGAAAGTAGTTCGTAAAAAGAAGAAGTAGGTATGACTAAATGTAGGAATTGTGGGCATCCTTCTCATTGTGGTATACCCTTAATAAAAGATGTTAAGACATCTGCTGAACTTGATGATGGACATAGTGAAATAGAAAAAATAGAGGTTTGTAAATATTGTCGTTGTGGAAAGTGTACTATTGCAGATTGGTAAAGGAGAAAGAGGTCCATGAATATTTTTAATTTTAAACATCCTAAAGATGTCAATCTAAATTATTTTAATCACTTAAAATTTTCATGGTGTGAAAGTATCAGAGCATTTGGAATGTGTTTGGTAATGTTTGTACATGGGATTATTCCATATATCTTTGATAATACTTTTTCTAATTATATTAAAAAGGCTAAGGAAAGAGTTGAAGTTGTTACAGAGAAAGAGAAATAATGGCAGTATCTGGCACATATAATTTTAATCTGGACATAGATGAAGTAATACAAGAAGCTATGGAGATGATTGGAGGAGAAGATACTCTAGGTCATGAACCAGCTTCTGCCAGACGTTCTATTAACCTTATGCTTAAGGATTGGCAGAATAGGGGGATACTTCTCTGGTCTACAAGTACAACTGCTGTAACGGTAGTTGCTTCTACGACTACCTATGATCTTAGCAGCTCTACAATTAATGCTCTGGAAGTTGTTCTTAATAGAAGTAATACAGATATTCAACTTACCAGAATTACTCCTGAAGAATATATTCTCATACCAAATAAAACTCAGACAGGAAGACCTATGCAATATAGTATCAGAAGGTCTGTAGATAATCCTGTAATGTCTGTTTGGCCTATACCAGAAAATTCAACTGATGTTTTAAAAATGGAGATTGTAACAGCACTTCAGGATGTAAATAGATCAGCTATTCAAAATGCTGATTTACCTAAAAGATTTTTACCTGCTTTAACTTGTGGGTTGTCTTATTATATGTCAATGAAGCGGCCACTTGTGACAGATACTAAAATTGCAATGTTAAAAACTAATTATGAGGAAGTGTTAGCTAGAGCAATGGAAGAAGATAGGGAACGAGCTAGTCTATATCTATTACCTAGACTGACGTTTTATAATTAAGAGGAACTTCGTTCTATGGCAACTCAAAGAAATGCACTTGCTATGTGTGATACATGTGGGTTTGTTTATCCACATAGGGTAATGAGATTAAATAGTTATGGGATGCTGGTATGCCCAGAAGATTTTGAAGGACAGTTTGATTTAAAGAACAGTCCTCTGAATAAAATACCAAATGTAAGAGATGATCCTGCTATTAGAAATCCAAGACCTGATACAGGTGGTAGGAACCTTCAATGGAATCAGGCAACAACTACTTGGGATGAAACAGAGAAGTATTGGCAACAGATATGACAGATTTAACAGGAAAATTAATATCAGGTACTTACAAGCAGCTACTGCAAATTAATGCAAGTACTACTAATAGTGGTGTAACAACTTCCCTGACAAATGTTCAAACAGGGGATGGTACAAATTCATCATTAAAAATATCTACTGGTGGTATACAGATTGATGGAAATGCTGGTGTTTCTGGAAGTGCCAGTATTACAGGAGATCTACATGTAAGTAGTAAAGTTTGTGCTAGTTCGTTTTATGGAGATGGTTCTAATATTACTGGTATTACAGCTACAATAGCTGGCAACATATCAGTTAGTAATGTTATAATTGGTGGAACTTTATCTGTAGTTGGAGCTGCCGTATATAAATCTAGTGTTACGGTAAGTGGTGCTGTTAATTTAGGAAGTACATTAACTGTGGCAGGAGCTACAAGTCTAGCCTCTACTCTTAATGTTGGTGGAAATACTTCTCTGGCAGGAACTCTAACAGGTACTGGTAATGTAGTCTTTGATGGAGATGTGTCAGTAAGTGGAGAACTAAATGTAAATGAAAACGTATCAGTTGGAGGTACGTTTCTAGCAACAGGAACAGGAACTTTTAATTCCAAGACAGAATTTAATGATGCTGTTTCTATAAGTGGAAATCTGGATGTAGCTTCAGCAGCTTCTGTTGGAAGTACTCTCAAGGTAACAGGAGTTGCAAACTTTTTAACAGATGTATCTATTAGTGGTAATACTAATGTTGTTGGAAATGTAACGGCTGCATATTTTTATGGAGATGGTTCCAATCTTACCAATGTTGAAGCAGAAGTAGGTATTGTTGGAAATGTTTCTGTATCAGGTTTTATTCATGCTGGAGGAAGTGTTTCTGTAAGTGGTCCTTTCAATGTTGTAGGAGCAGCTACATTTCAAGATAATGTTTCAGTAAGTGGCAATGTAAATATTACAGGAACAGCTACAATTGCAGGGGCTGCTTCAATAGGAGGTGCTGTAAGTATAGGTGGTGCTGTTAATTTACTTAGTACAGCTACAGTTTCTGGTGCCACAGGATTTCTAGGAACAGTAAGAGTAAGTGGAGCTACTTCTCTTGCTTCTACATTAGATGTGGCTGGTAATACTTCTATAGGTGGAACAGCACAGATAACAGGGAATGCTAACTTTGATGGAGATGTATCTGTAAGTGGAGATGTTTCTATAGGTACAAATCTTTATGTAGGTGGTACAGTTACAATAGTAGGCAATACAACCTTAACAGCTAATTTAGGTGTAGGTGGTACTCTAGGTGTTGTAGGAAATGTAAGTTTAGGAGCTAATGTAACTGTTAAGGGAGACGTACATGTAAGTAGTAAAGTATGTGCTTCTGCTTTTTATGGAGATGGTGCTAATCTAACAAATGTTCCTGTAGCAATTTCAGGTAATATATCTGTTAATAATGCAACGATAGGTGGAAATCTCTTTGTAGGAGGTACGGTTACTGTTGTTGGTGCAGCTATATTTAATAGCACTGTAACAGTTGATGGTATTGGTACATTTAAGGATGATGTCTCTGTAAGTGGTAATACTAATTTATTAGGAACAGTTACTGTTGGTGGTGCTGTAAGTCTTGCATCTACTCTTAGTGTAGGAGGAGCAGCTAATTTTGCCACTACTGTTACTGTAGTAGGAATAGGAACATTTAAAGATGATGTTTCAGTTAGTGGTAATACTAATTTATTAGGAACAGTTACTATTGGTGGAGCAGTTAGTTTAGCTTCTACATTAAGTGTAGGAGGTGTTACTAATTTTGCTGATACTGTTACAATTGGAGGAGCTGTTAGTATTGCGGGAGCTTTAAGTGTAGGAGGAGCTACAAACTTAGCAAGTACAGTAACAGTTGTTGGTGCTGCTACATTCAAAGATGATGTCTCTGTAAGTGGTAATACTAATTTATTAGGAACAGTTACTATTGGTGGAGCAGTTAGTTTAGCTTCTACCTTAAGTGTAGGGGGAGCTGTTAATTTACTTAGTACAGCTACAGTTACAGGAAATACTGGATTTTTAGGAACAGTTAGAGTAAGTGGTGCTACTAGTCTAGAAGCTGCTGTGGTAATGAAAAGTACGGCAACTGTAAGTGGAGCTGCTGGATTTTTAACTACGGTACGAGTAAGTGGTAATACAACTATAGGTGGAACTTTAGATGTAGCAGGAAATGTATGTCTTGGTGGAAATGTAACTGTTAAAGGAGATGTACATGTAAGTAGTAAAGTATGTGCCAGTGCATTTTTTGGAAACGGAGCTAATTTAACAGCTATTGCTCTAGGATCAGGAGTTGCTGGAACATTACCTGTTGGTAATGGAGGAACTGGGGGAACTTCATTTACAGATG